TTGGTGGACTGGATAGAAAAAACACTTGACTTAATTAAGGAGCATAAATGATGAACCCAACAATTGTTGACATTGTAGTTTTATTCAGTTTCGTACCTGTCTGGTACATCATCTTCAGCGTGTACGAGAGCTGGACAGACCCACGAAACAGACGACGACGCAAGCGCAAGGCACGACATAAGAAGCGCATGAAAGAGCTGAACAAACAGTGGAGGTTTTAACGTGAGGATAACGACAGCACATAGGTACTACGGAGGACCGGAGGGCGTAGGTAACAACGGTATTGTTATCGACACGGACAAGTTTTTGATTGATGCCTACTTGACAAACAGATTTAAGCTATCGACGGCGTACATACCAGCAGATGAGTTTTGTGGTGCAGGGTACATCGCGTGGCTGGGATGGTTGCATATTGAGATAACAACACGTGAGGTATTAGAAGCGTGACGAGTAAAAAGAAAGGCAAGCAGTATGATTACTTCATGACTCAGCAGCAGGTCGCTGATGCTATGGGTATCACACAGACGGATGTTAAAAGAATCGAGAGCCGGGCTATTGCAAAGCTCAAGCGGTCCGGTAAACTCGAAAGATTCTTAGGAGCAAAGGAGTGAACATGAAACAACCGGATAACGATCATACAAAGATGTTCGGCAACGACGGACCCATTGGTAACGATGCAGAGATTATCGTGTACTACGAATACAAAGGTCCAGCGGAGCCAGTGTTACGCATACCGTTCTGGTACTACAAAGAAGAGCTGGGAATGTTTGAACACTTTGAAGCGTCGGTACACCGAACAGCGAAGGCACTCAAGGAGTCATACACGTACTGGCCTGAAGGTTACGTACACGTGCAGACAATTATTAATGACGAATATGTCAACATGATTTAGGAGGAGACATGCACATGATTGGTATTCATACAATATATATCATAGAGTTATACGACGACGTGTGGTCGCAGGTGTGGTCAACAGACTGTATCGAACAAGCGAAGCACTACGTTCACACAAAACGTGACAATGGTAAACGATATCGAATTGTCAAGCATACAACGGAGGTTATTTATGAACGATAAAGAGAGCTGGGAAGTATGGCACGACGACTACCAAGATTACTGGGAAGCAAAGGGAAATTACGCGGAGGAGTTTGAACAAGATGACATCGAAGAATATAAACGCTTGCGCGACGAAGAAAAGTAATGTTAGACTCTATGCAGAAAGCATATAAGACCAACATTTTAATATTAACTTATAAGGTATTTATCCTATGAGTATCTCTAAAGAGAGAAAGATTTCAGAGATTGTTGAACGGCAGCTAGACTTGTTAACCATTACGGAGGCGTTGAACATTGCAGGTGGTTTCTTTTCTGAACTGTTAGAAGCAATGGACGACGGTGAGATTGACGAACTGTACACTGACATGGGAGCAGGTAGACATGGCATTCACTGAGACACACCAGCCTTGTCCTGACTGTGACAGCAGTGATGGGTTAGCGTATAACGAAGACGGCTCGACCAAGTGTTTTGTATGTGATACGTACACACCAGCCGCTAGGGTTAATAACGTCAGAGAGCTAGGTTCTATCAGCGATAAGCCTAAGCCGTCATTCACTCAGACAGAACACCGTTTAATCACAGCGGAGTACCGTACAATCACCGACCGTTTAATTACAGGAACGACGGCGAAGAAGTACGCAGCCCTGAAGCAAGGTGATGTTACAACATTCGGTTACTACAACCCTGATGATCCAACAAAGCCAGTAGCGGCTAAGGTTCGTAACCCTGATAAACGATTCAGTATCATTGGTGATTGGAAGCAAGCAGGCTTGTATGGACAGCACTTGTTCTCTGAGGGTGGCAAGTATGTAACCCTTGTTGAGGGCGAGTATGATGCCTTGGCTGCACACCAGATGACAGGATCAAAGTTTCCAGTAGTGTCCGTTCGCAACGGTGCGACTTCGGCGGCAAAGGACTGTCGCCTTTTTTATGATTGGCTGAACAGCTTCGAGAACATTGTTATATGCTTCGATGCTGACGAGCCGGGACAGAAGGCAGCAAAGGAATGTGCTGATCTGTTCGGTAACAAAGCAAGGATTGTTAAGCACGTCAACGGCTACAAGGATGCGTGTGATTACCTTGTTAACAATCAATCGGAGGCGTACACCAAAGTATTCTGGTCCGCGCAACCGTACACACCCGAAGGTATCGTTGGTGCTGGTGAGCTACGTGATCTGATTAAGAAGCCACTCACCAAGGCGAAGGTACAGTACCCATTCGAGGGGCTGAACAAACACCTTTATGGTATACGCACAGCAGAGCTGGTTACTATTTGTGCAGGTTCTGGACTGGGTAAGTCTACTCTCCTACGTGAGGTGGTGTCGTCCATCATGGCACAGTCAGAAGACAACCTTGGCTTGATGTTTCTTGAGGAGACACCTGAGCGTACCATGCGTGGCCTTGTCGGTCTTGAGCTGAACAAACCGATACACTTACCCGACTGTGAGTACGACGATCAAGACATTGACCTAGTGTACGATACGATGGACTATGAAAACCGTGTCTATCTGTGGGAACACTTCGGTAGTAACGAGATAGAAAATGTACTGGGCCGTATGAGATACTTCGTCAAGGTACTAGGCGTACGTTATATCGTACTGGATCACGTCTCTATCCTTGTCTCTGACCAGAGTAACGGCGATGAACGACGTGCTTTAGATATGATTATGACTAAGCTGCGGACGTTCGTACAGGAGATGGGTATTTGTATGTTCCTTGTGAGCCACCTACGACGCCCTGAAGGGAAGCAGTTGGAGGACGGTGCTGTCACTAGCCTTGGTATGTTACGTGGCTCTGCGTCGATTGCACAGCTCTCTGATGCGGTCATCGGTGCTGAACGTAACAGTCAGAGTGATGATCCTATTGTTAGGAACACGACCGTGCTTAGGGTGTTGAAGAACAGGTACACTGGAAAGACTGGTAAAGCCTGTGAAGTATTCTACAATGAAGCAACGGGTAGATTGACACAGCGCGAGGAGAAGCACGATGTCGCATTATGAGATTACTCTTTCTGAAACTGAACAGGCAGTAGCTGAGTACATAGCAAAAAAGCGTTATGAGTCTGCTAGAAAGATGGGTATACCAAACAACAAAAAAGGACCACAATCAAACCATGAAACAGATCTGGAAGGTGTTGCATCTGAAATGGCAGCCGCGAAGATTTTAAATGTCTGGCCTGATTTAGAGGTTGATGTGATACCTGACCATGACTTAATTGTGGAAGGGGAAACACTGGACATAAAAGCTACTAAGTATGTCACCGGTCATTTGATTGCTGGTGTACATAAAAAAGGCAAGCCCTGTGATTGGTATATGTTAATGATAGGAACCTTCCCAAGCTACAGAGTGGGTGGGCTTGCTAAACGAGAGCAGCTACTATCAGATAACACACTTAAAAACTTTGGGTCTGGTATGTTGCACGCCATGAAGCAAGATGATTTAATATCAGTTGATGATTTCGTAAAGGAACTTAACAAGTGAGATGTATTGCGTGTGATGTAGAGTTAACAGACTACGAAGCTACAAGGCGGTTCGCTGTTAGCCAAGAGTTTATAGACTTGTGCAACCGTTGTGCTGCTGTTAGTCTAGATGACAGCGATGTGGTTGATCGAGCTGATCTACGTACACTCGCAGACTTAGAGGAGATGATACACCATGAGCAAGATTGGGAGCTGGATATTAGAACAGGAACTGTTGACGGAGACTTATCAGAAGTTTAACCACGACAGTGAACGTAACGAACTGAATGAGACTTACCATGAATACCTGTTACTTGGATATAGAAACTACTACGGATCACTCAACGATCTGGTGTGCAGTTACGAAGGTGAAGAACGATATACAGGTGCATACAACACCGGACTCATTGAGGAGTGTCTTGAATGAAGCAGACAGAATCATCGGACACAACCTCATCGGGTTTGATTGCCGTGTTCTTGATAGTGTTTGGAACATACGCATTGCTAGGTCTTGTGTTGTGGACACTCTCTACCTCTCCAGACTTTATAACCCCAGTCAGGACGGAGGGCATTCACTTCGGAACTGGGGAGCAATACTTGGAGGAACCGGAAAGCTAGACTTCACTGACTACGACGGTGGACTCTGCGACGAGATGATCGAGTATTGTATTGCTGATGTTGAGTTGACTGAACAGGTTCACAAGTGGTTAGAACTACAGCTACGCAATGAGAACTTCTCTCAGCAGTCTATTGATCTGGAACACAGCGTAGGCTGGGCCGTGACTGAGCAGGAACAGAACGGGTTCAAGTTAGATACGGAGTATGCTGATAAGTTGATGATGGATCTTATGTTTGAGATGAACAACATCGAAGCAGAGCTGCAAAGTATCTTCCCACCTATTGTTGAGGAACGTATCTCTGAGAAGACAGGCAAGCGTCTGAAAGATAAGGTCACTATCTTCAACCCCGGCTCACGTAAGCAGATAGCAGAGCGACTGCAAGGTCTTGGTGTCACGTTTAAAAAGAAGACAGAGAAGGGTAACATCATCGTTGATGAGAAGGTGCTTGACGGTATAGATCTTCCCGAAGCCAAAGCTGTTGCACGTTACATGATGTTGCAGAAGCGAGTAGCGCAGATAGATTCATGGTTGAAAGCTGTCAAGGATGACGGTAGGGTACACGGCAGGGTCATCACTAACGGTGCTGTGACAGGACGTATGACACACCTCAGTCCTAACATGGCACAAGTACCAGCCGTGTCTGCACCGTTCGGTACTGAGTGCAGGTCTTGCTGGACTGTGGATGAAGGTAATGTTCTTGTTGGCATTGACGCCAGCGGTTTAGAGCTACGTATGTTAGCTCACTACATGGATGACGAAGACTATACTAATGAAATCCTCAATGGCGATATACATACGGCTAATCAACGAGCAGCTGGACTTAAGACGCGGACTCTTGCGAAAACATTCATTTATGCGTTTCTGTATGGAGCCGGAGATGCTAAGATCGGAGCTATCGTTGGAGGAAATAGCTACACTGGAAGAAGACTTAAAGAAACATTTCTATCTAACACGCCGTCTCTTGAAAGAGTTAGAGGAGATACACACATCGAGGCTCAGTCAGGCGTACTTGCTGGACTTGACGGACGAAAGCTCAGAGTAAGATCAGAACACGCTGCATTGAATACGTTATTACAAGGTGCTGGGGCTATCGTTATGAAGCAAGCTTTGATACACTTGTCAGATAGACTGAAGAACATACCACATAGATTTGTTGCCAACGTACACGACGAGTGGCAGATAGAGACAACAACGCACTACGCAGATACAGTTGGACGTATCGGTGTACGTGCTATCAGAATCGCCGGTGAGACATTAAACCTACGGTGTCCCTTAGACGGCGAATATAGAGTAGGTAACAACTGGGCAGAAACCCACTAGGAGAAACATTATGTCTGCAAACAAACTACCACCCATCACTGTACGTGGAACTGTTTACTGGTGTGAGCGTAACAAGCTCAACAAGTACAGTAACAAATACCAAGTGCAGCTTGGCAACCTTAGCGATAAAGCTATCGAAGCCATTGAAGAGATGGGCATTGCACCTAGCAACAAAGGTGATGACCGTGGCTTCTTTATCACCATGAAGTCTAACAACCCTATGCGTTTGACCGATGCTGACGGTGTTGAGATACCTGAAGATGTACTTATCTCTAACGGCTCAGAAGCAATCGCTGTTGTTGGTTACTACGATTGGTCTGTTGGTACTGGTCGGTCGCCTTCCATGATTAAGATGAAGGTTACTAACTTGATTGAGTACAGCGATAACTCTCTATCCGAAGCGGAAGCGTTGTGATCCTGATCGACGGTGACATCGTAGCTTATCGTTGTGCTTTCAAGTGCAATGATGAGTCAGCTAAGACTGCCTGTTATACTACGGGCAGTTTCTTATCTGATCTGGTCAGTGATCTATACGTTAAGATAGATGGCGAACCAGACTACCGTGTCTACCTAACAGGTAAGGGTAACTTCCGAAATGATGTAGCCATTACTGCGCCTTACAAGGGCAACCGTAAGGACAAAGAAAAGCCTGTACACTTGCAAGCAATACGTAAGTATCTTATCGAAGAATGGAATGCTGTTGTTTCAGAGAACGAGGAAGCTGATGACTTGATTGCTATCGACGCTACCCCTGACAGCATCATTGTTAGTCTTGATAAGGACTTCCAACAAGTACCGTGCAAGCACTACAACTTCAACAAACGTACGCTATCTTCTGTTAACGAGAAAGAAGGGATGCTGTTCTTCTACCGTCAAATCATCATGGGTGACAAAGCTGATAACATTGTCGGCGTGTATGGTATCGGTGATAAGAAGTCTCAGAAACTCCTTGAAGGCTTGTCAGAGATAGAGATGTTCAACAAGTGCGTTGAGTTGTTAGAGTCTGAGGAGCGTGTCATCGAGAACGCTAGGCTGCTCTGGCTACGTCGTGAACCTAATCAAACATGGGAAAGACCAAGTGAAGAGAACGAGACGTAACATACCCAAGGGCTATGACAGTTGGTTTGAGTATGATCTTCATAGTAAGTTTAAACGGTGTGAGTACCATGTTGATAAGCTAACATACACTCAGGTTAAAACTTATGAGCCTGATTTTATTTACCGAAGTGGTGGTGTAGTTATTTACATCGAAGCTAAAGGGAGGTTTCGTGATAGAGCGGAAGCGAAGAAGTATGTCGATGTTAGCAGATGCCTTGGCGCGAAGGAGGAGCTGGTCTTTGTCTTCCAAAACCCAAGAACAGCCATGCCCGGAGCAAGACGTAGAGCTGACGGGACAAGATACACAATGCAAGAATGGGCAGACAAGCAGGGATTTGTATGGTACACCGCAGAAACCTGCCCTGTCGGATGGAGTAAAAAGCAATGACTAGACATTTAGTAATACCTGATACTCAAGTAAAGCCGGGAGGCAGTGTTGAACACATGTACTGGGCCGGACAATACGCAGCCGATACTAAGCCTGACGTTATCATACATCTGGGGGATCACTGGGACATGCCAAGTCTCAGTAGCTATGACGTAGGTAAAAAGTCCTTTGAGGGACGACGGTATACTCGTGACATAAGAGCAGGTCTAAACGCTATGGAACATTTCCTAGCACCTATTAAGGAGGAGAAGAAGCGTCTTCGCAGTAACAAGAAGAAGACATGGAACCCTCGTATGGTATTCCTGTTAGGTAATCACGAGCATCGTATTGAACGGGCTGTTGAATCTGACGCTAAACTAGAAGGACTGATGAGCTATGATGACTTCAAGCTGGAGAAAGCTGGATGGGAGGTTATACCTTTCCTACAACCCATCGTCGTTGATGGTATCGCCTACTGTCACTACTTCACCAGCGGCGTCATGGGAAGACCAGTCACGTGTGCAAAACTTATGTTGCAAAAGAAGTTCATGTCGTGCATTATGGGACATGTTCAAGACCGTGACATAGCATACGCTCGTAAGGCAGACGGTACTAACATCACTGGTTTGTTTGCTGGTATCTTTTATAACCATGATGAGGAGTATCTAAACCCTCAAACTAACGGAAGCTGGTCAGGTATTTGGATGCTTAACGAAGTTAACAACGGATCGTTCGATGAGCTACCTGTTAGTATGAACTATCTTAGGAGGAAGTTTGGATGAGTATTGACAAAGTAACCCCCGCTGAGTGGGATGCCTTAACAGCAGTAAACAATCTATCAATCAGGAAAAAACCAGACCCGGTTGAACAACCCGACCACTACAACAAAGGTGCTATAGAAGCCATCGAAGCTATCAAAGCGTCCATGCCTGATAACGAGTTTCACGGTTATCTCAAGGGTAACGCACTGAAGTATCTGTGGCGATACGATTACAAAGGTAAACCAATTGAAGACTTACGTAAGTGTAAGTGGTATATTGAACGACTAATCAAGGAAATGAATTAATGGACGCATATCAACAGTACATACATAAGTCTCGTTACGCTCGCTACCTTCCAGAGGAACAGCGTCGTGAGACTTGGGAAGAAACAATCGACCGATACCTAAACTTCTGGATTGAGAAAGGTAAGCTAACACTCGAAGAAGCTAACGGTATCTTCAAAGACATTCACGACATGGATGTTATGCCTAGCATGAGAGCGTTAATGACTGCCGGTGACGCCCTTGACCGTGACAACGTAGCTGGCTTTAACTGTAGCTACCTACCCATTGACCACCCTAAAGCGTTTGACGAGATGATGTACGTACTAATGTGCGGTACAGGTGTAGGTTACTCTGTTGAACGACAATACGTTAGCAAGCTACCTGAAGTAGCAGAGGAATTCCATGATACCGATACAGTTATACACGTCGCCGATAGCAAAATTGGATGGGCTAAAGCTTACAGGGAACTTATTAGCTTGTTGTATTCAG